ACTCTGGAGTCTTGATACTGCCTGCAATGCTTTGTAGGCTGCGAAGTGCATTGGGCACATCACGCACATCAAATTCATCTGGATATTCAATTTCGCCATCAAATGCTGTGCCTTCATACAAGGCATACCAACGCCAGATCTGTTCTTCTGCCAGTTCTAGGTTGTCGCAGAATTCTGCAAGACGTGCATTCAGCAATTGGAATTCTGTTTCCATGGCCACACCTGACAGTGTGCGACTTTCTGTGGCACGCACAGCACCTGTGTTGGCCATCTTGTCAATGCTGTTCACAAGACTGTTGATACTGGTGTAGATCTGATTGATGTCTGTTGACACATTCAACAAGTAAGGCTTCAAGCCAGGATCCATACCATCTGGCATGAGTGCCACTGAACCTGCACCTGCTGATGCTTCTACGTCTGGTGTTTTGACCAGAGTAGGATGTCCATTGATTCTGATACTTTGTTCTACTTCTGAAGAGAGATTGTAGATCATTTTCTGTGCATCAGCAATGTCACTGATCATTGATCCACCAATACCACGCACAGGTGAGCGTGTGGCATAGCAAATGGTTGCTGGGATGCGTCCCAGGCCATTGGGTTCAGTCATTTGACTCACCAGTTCACGTGTGTTGTGATTCACTTGGCTTGTGATGATCTCTTGTTCAGTCCATTCTCTAATGGTTGAGAATGTGTCATTGGCTTCTTCCACATACTTGAGATAACTCAGGGTGTATGCACCTGACAGTTCTCTGCGCCAGGTCCAATCTGTCACCGTGATTGGTGTGATTAGATTCACATAAGGTCTCACACCTGATGCCAGTTCATCTGCACGAGTGGCAGCATTGGTCTGTGGCTTGACTGTGATTACCCAGCAGTGACCAAACACCGCAGCCCAGATGGCCACATCACGCATGAATGCATCAATGCTACGACCATCAAGGTCAGCATCAGCAAGGAATTCTTTTAGGTTCACGTCACTGTCTAGGCTACCAAAGTCACGTTCTGGACTGGAACGGAACATGAAACTGGTGTACACACTGATGATACTGCGGCAATGATTGTCCAACGGTGTCACAGCAAGCCTTGCTTGATACTCTCCTGCTGTTTCATTGTAGTATTTGGTCAGGTGATTGCCTTGACGATATTCATCGCCGCCAATGTAACTCTGCAACAGGAACTCCCAGCGCAGTCTATTGCGTTGATACTGTAAATTTTGACTTGTGACGCTGTTGTATGCGTCGGCTAATGTTCTATCCATAATCTTTCCTTGTTATGCGGCAATTCTCTGACCCCAACGAGCGGGTTGAACCATGTTTGGATCCCGATCACGCTTGACTGGGAACAGGTAATCTACCATGTATCCTAGAGCATCGTTCATGTGATCATATCCTGAGTCTTTGTCAGGTGTGGTTGATCCAGCCTTGTAGGTTTGTCTTTCAAGGCCTTCTATTGTGTGTTTCACAGTGCTTGCAAATGTTAGGTTTACCCTACCTGATGCTGACTTGAGTCTTGAGTTCACAGCGTTGATCCTGTCACGCACAGGTGTGTGTGCATTGGGGACTTTGACTACGAATCCTGCGTTTTGTAGGATGGTGAGGTCAGTAACACCGCCTGCTGACGTTTTTCTTTGCCGGGAAGCAGGGTCTGGGAATGCCCAGATGCGGCTCTTTGGATACCGGCCCTTGATCTCTTCGACTGCTTCTTGGGTGTTAGAAGAAAACATACGGATTTCGTCAATGACATGCAAATGATCTCCTGTGCGAACAGCAACAACCACACTCATAGGGTCAATGTTAAAGTCCCAACCGGTGTATAACACTTGAGTGTCGTGGCTGTGTGCCACAACATGTGTGCCACGATCAAAGCCATAGTAGATACGGTTGCCTGCGGTTTCAAACGTGGCCAGGTATTCCTGACGGAATGTTCTTTCATCTAGATCACGTCGTGCTTGTTCAATCTCATCTGCTGAAACATTTCCACCATCTAGTGTGGTGTATTGGAAACTTTCCCAGTTGTGTTCATCTCGTGCCCTGCCACGTTGATAGAGGTCATAAGCCCAGTTTCCCTGCCCCATTGGAGTGGAAATAAACATGGCTGAGCCTTGCTTGTCAGAAAGGGTTGGACGTAGCACTTCTGACCATGCTTTTTCATCTATCATTGCAAATTCATCTAGAACACAGAAGTCCAGGCCCACTCCACGAAGACTGTCAGGATTATCAGCGCCGCGAAGAGATATCGTACTGCCATTAACAAGTGTAATAGTGAGGTCACTTTCATTTACCTTTCGTGCCCAGCCTAGATCCTGCATACGCCACTTCAAGGTATCCCACACAATCTGTTTGGCCTGTCTGTATGTGGGTGCAACATAGAACGCACGTTTCATAGGCTGGCGGCATACCTTGGCCAGTTCACGAATGGCCAGGTGAGTCTTTCCCCAACGGCGACCAGCGATGACCACACGAAATCGTGCACCGCTGGCAGTCACTTCTTGTTGTCCAGGATTAAGACTCATCTGGTTTGTTTCCCTCAGTGTTGTCCGACCATGGCAGGATCCGGTTTGCATCTGTGTTCACAGGATTGTCACTTTGTCCCAGCATGTTCTTGCCCAGCCAAATCAACATTGTGGGGTTGCCATCCAAGGCAACTTCAATCTGCTTCTTGCGGATCTTCATATACAGTTCTGATTCACTGCGCTGAATGTAAGGCAAGAAGTTGTATTTTAAGGTTTCACGATCAATGCCAAAGAAATGCGCCATCTCTTCCATGGTACATCCCATGCCACTGAGTCTGTATACTTCATCAGGGTCAACGACCTTCTGGTTGGGGCCACGGCCAACCACAAGACCTTTTTTGGTCACCTCACCCCACTTGGGATTCTTTCGTGGCCGATACTCCCACTTGACCGGCTCCTGCTGTTCAGGAGCCTCCATTGGAAGATCAGGACCTACAAGTTGTTCTAATGCTGTTATCATACGTTTCTATTCAAGACCTTCACACGGAATCGACGTGCATCAACTGCACCATCGCTGGTGGTAATGGTATTGGTCACTGTGTAAACATTGCCTGCTGAACCCTTTTGAAGTTCTGCATAGGTCACATTGGCTGTGACACCTGAACTCTTGATGGTCATGGCATTGGGATCACCTGCAATGGTGCTCACTGCCATGACTGAGTTGGACACAGTTTCATTGCTTTCAATCCAATCATTCCAGTTGAGACTGTAGACCAGCACAGCGGCTGGATCTTTTTCTATGTAACTGCCGTATGTGTCCTGCTTGAATCCTGTTTGTGTTGTCATATTCTTTGTCCTTTAGAGCACTTCGAGCACTCGCGTTTCAGGTGCGACATCTAGTGAGCGCAACTCTGGTAATATACTATTTACCCGTGTTTCTTGTGTGACTGCAAGCAACCTGGTTTCGGCCAGCACAGGGTATGTTCTTGATTCTGGTGTCACACGTATCTGGAAGTCTGGGTCAATTGTGAACACATCACCCACTGTGATCACAAATCCTGCTGAGGTCAACACAGCACTGCCTGGTCTCAATTGTCCGCCCAGCAGGGTCAGCGTGGCCACACTACTCAAACCCAGACTGATATTTCTACGTCTAATAGGTGTGAGTGTGAAAGTACTTACAGCGGCCATGGCCGCTTGTGCGGCTATTGCTCGACTTCCCTGTGGCACTATGGTGAATGCACTGACCAATGCACTTGATGCAAGTGTCTGTCGGCCACCATTCACTGCTTGTGTCACTGCACTGGTGACTGACACCGCACCAGGGCGGATTCGCAGTGGCGTGATCTGTGCAGTGGCCACTGTGTTCAGCGCAACTGCACTTGATCTTGTGCGAGCAGAGGTAGCACTGATCGTGGTCACACTGGCTAGACTACTGGTCGTGGTTCTTGTTCTTTGGGCAGTGATAGAAATACTTGCAGCCGAACTCAGCGCAGCCTGACCATCCACTGCTCTGATACCTGCCGCTGTCACACTGGCTTGGGCGCTGAAAGCGGCCTCTCCTGGTCTTATTCTCACCACTTGACCAGTCAAGGTGGCTGAGGCTGAGCAGGTCACGGCACTTGTTCTTGTTCTTGCGGCTGTGCTGGTCACAGTCACAGCACTCACAAGATCAGCGTTGGCAAACTTGCCTGATATACCTTCTGCTAGTAGGTATGTATAGGCCGGCAGTATGATCCCCGACTGATCTGAACTGTCCCAGTAATCTCTTAGCCAGAGATCCCAACTGCTCACATCCGCCCAGGTCACATTGCTGAGTGCAAGACCAGCATCATGTGTGCGAGAGCCTGTCACACTCACACTCGAAACTGTGCTCAATGCGGCTGTGGCAGGACGACCAGCACCACCTGATATGGTCGTGGTTGTGACTGTGGCTAGATTGGCCGAACCTCGGATGTTCAAGGTCAACACTGCACTTACTGTGCTCGCAGTGGTCAAGGCCACTGAACCAGATCGAACTCGAGTGGCTTCTGCTACATGGCGTTGAACATAACCGTCTGTGAAATAACCTGCATCCACATAGTCGCCAGGCGGCGACGCAGGCAAACTGCTTTGAACAGCAAAGGCACCTGCGCCATCCGCTGTGTAAACAAAATAGCCTGCGGTTACATAATCATCAACAACATAGAGTATATCAGCCATTCAGGGCTCCTGTTAAACAGGCATGCTTAGGCCAGGCTGACTGTGAGGTTGGTTGATGAGATTTGGAATGTGTCGCCTGATTCAATCAATTTGCTTGTGGTCAGGTTGCCATAGAACAGCACGTTG